ACTAACGTATCTGTTACAGCATCATCAGCTAAAATCTTAAAAGGTTTTGAAGCATTTAAACTCAATGATGTGTTATTCAAATCATATGTTGATAACAGAATTAGTTATGAAACAGCAGAAATGTTTATCAATGACATGCTTTGCAAAGTAAAACAACGTGGTAAATTAGGACAACCACATTTCAATATGCGTAGACGCGAAGAACTCTTGCGTATGTGGGATGAAAATAAAGCTAACATTGGTAGCAATCAATGGGCATTGTACAATACACTAACTGAGTGGGCTACACATACAGATCACTTGGGCAATCCAGAAAATGCTCGTCGGTTACGTGAGAATGAAATTGCTAAAGCAATGGATTCAACAAGGTGGTACGCATTATGATTACAGTTCAAGTTAAAAACATTGAGTCACTATTACAGTGGCTCAAGACTTGCCCACATGATTACGCAATATCATCAATGCAAGGTGGTTTTGTGCATGTAAAGTTTTTTATTTCAATGGATGAGGTTATAAAATATGAGCAAAACGAAAGTGCTTAAAGTTGAATGGTTAGCCAAAGAAGTATGCCCCTTGTTGGGTTGGCCTAGCCGTATCGAAGATGTTGCTGACAAGCTAGAGGAATCTGGCTTGTTAACTAAAACTGTTCGAAAAACATTTATCAGAACAGCAACTGAAAACTGGGAAAAGTTTAATGGTGTTCAGCTTGGTGATGATTTTATTCCACCAGAATATGGAGGTGAGTGTGAAGATGGGTGATGATCGTGTTGCCATATGGTATGTCAATCAACAGCTTGAGGACATAGCTAAAGAACGTGGTGATCCTAACCGAATGTATCGTAAGCTGTTACAGTTTCAGTTGCAGCTAGTTAAAATTGTTGAGGGCAATGCAGCGCATCGCCAGATGGAGGAGAGTAAGAATGAAATCCGAGAATGTTGACATGGATTTGCAACGCAACTTAAGTAAAGCGTTTGATAAAGTAATCTTTTCAAAAACACATTGGAAACATGCAAGTGATATTTGTCATGAGTGTGAAGGTGATGGTACAATCGAAGTTGATGTGCCACGACCTCATGGTTTTGGTCGTGACATTGGATGCATAGATTCTAAACGTGTTAAATGTCCAGTTTGTGGTGGTGATGGTCGCATTGTTTTGGAAATAGATTTCTAAGTCTTGACTAACATGCTGCACATATGCATATCGTGTGGCATGTTAGTTAGTTATCTAGATCAGATCCTTGAGAAGCATCGTTATGTTGACATGCCATTGCATAAAGTTTTTACACTGGCAAAAATACCAACGTCTACATATTACCGAACAACATCAGGTAAGACTGAGCTTTCTTTAGATACAGCAAAGAAAGTTTACCGTGTGTTAGATAGGTTGTCACGAACATGGCCTACTGCTTTGGAAAATCCAAAGAAGAAAAATGCAAACCTTCCAAAATTATCAGAAGCCGACAGTAGTAACTGAGGCATACGTTGATTTTGTTGACCAGTTGGTAGCAAGGCGGCACGAATTAGGCTTGACGCAAGAACGATTAGCTATGAACATAGGTTGTACTACTTCTTTAATTCACAAATGGGAACAATACAAACGTGTGCCTTCTGGTTTTATGTTGACGTGTTGGTTAGATGCTCTTGCCCTCAAGATCGAAGTCCGTCCGCTCGACTTTGAATAGCGGCACAGCTAAGTGCGATAGCTGTGAAATAATAACAGAATACTTTGTAGCTATATTACATAGTGAGAAGCCTGCATTGTATCATTACATATGTTTAGATTGTTACGAGAAGGATACATGGCAAACAAGAATAAGCAAAAAGGCAGCTATCATGAACGATGGTTTGTCGAGTGGCTCACAAAAATCGGAGTCAAAGCAAAGCGCGTTCCCCTCTCAGGATCACTCGGAGGAGAATGGTCAGGTGACATCCACCTCACATTGGTGGGACAAGATCTAGTAGGTGAGGTCAAGTATAGGGATAGATCTAGTTTTCCTAATGCATTCAAGGTGTTAGAAGGTAGAGATATAGCTTTCTATAAAAGAAAAACTGGTAATCCAAAAACTTGTGTGATAATGTCAGGGGATCAGTTTGAGGCGCTGATAAAAAAGATACCCCCAACGAAGGGGGCATCTGATGAGGTAGTGTAAATTATATTTCTAATAAGGAGAAGAAATATACTAGATCATTTATATCATGAGTGTATGAAAACGCAAGTTGGAAGTTCAACTGCGAAGTCTGTATATTGTGCGCTTGCAACATATGTAGACTCAGAAGGTCAGTGCTATCCAAGCATTCAAACACTATCGTCTGATACCGAGTTGCATCGAGCGACAGTTATCAGAGCAATCAATTACTTAGTGCAACATGGTTTCGTGGAGCGCATGAGCAATCATCGCGCAGCCTCAACGCGATACCAATTAACCATATGGAAGGGTGAATTAATGAGTGATGATAGTCGCACAGTGCGACACGAAGTTATTAGTAATATTATTAATATCGATACATATATATCTTATAGTCGCAGAGAGCGACTACCCTATGAGATACAAGAGTTCTTAGAATTCTGGCAAGTGTATCCGAGACGCAAAGCCAAAGGTCAATCAAGGCAAGCGTTCGTTCGTGCGTGTGAAAAACAAAAAGCTTCTGTAATTATTGAGGCAGCTAGGCTCTTTGCAGAAAGTGTTAGGCATGTGGAGAAACAATACATTCCGTATGCATCAACGTGGCTCAACGGTGAGCGTTGGGAAGATGATCTTGATGAGATCGAAACCAATTCTGATAAGCTTAATTCTATACTTAATATGGATGTGGCTGCGGAACTAGATAATGTTGTAGACATTAGAAAGATTGGTAAGAAATGAAGTACGATGATCGTATGCGTATGGTAAGCAAGTGGCTTACTGAATTGTTGAAGCGGTATACACCACCAACAACTACAGATCATGAGACATTGCGCAAAGAAGTTATGCTGCATGTTGAAGATATAAATAAAAACATTCCATCTCAGATAGAACCCAACGAGATGGAACATATCTTGAATGAGGTCGACGGACAGGTTCGCGCCAATCATGGTGCGCGAACATGGCCGACGAGCAAGACGTTTATTATATCTACAAAAGAAGCAGTAAAAATTTATCTTGATCGAACTAAAGATATAAGAGTTACGTCAGGCCCAAAGTCATCAGATGAAATACTTGAAGATAGAATTAGGAAGGGTGAAGGGATACCAGATTATTATTTAAAAGATACTCTATCCAGAGAGCGATTGTTAGAACGTGGTAACATTACAATAAAAGATCTGGAAAAGTATTTGCAATAGCTGCATGTATGCAGTATAGTAAACTATACAAGATGAGGTAAAGTATGGAACGCAAAGGATTTATTGGCGGCAGTGATGCAGTCACAATTATGAGTGGTCAATGGTATGATCTGTGGGAAGTTAAGACAGGTCGCAAAAAACCAGATGATCTATCAGATAACTTAGCTGTGCAGTTAGGCATACACAGTGAGAGTTTTAACTTACAGTGGTTTGAGAAAGAAAAAAATTGTGTGCTCGAGCATCATCAGTTTGAGTACAAAGAACAGTACCCAGATATTAACTTGACCTTGAAGGGTACAGTTGATGCGCATTGGGGTGCTGCAATTGTTGAGGCTAAACATACAAATGCATTTACAAATATGGATAAGATGTTGGCATACTACATGCCGCAGCTACAGTTCTATATGTTTCTAGCTAAACAAAATGGTTGTTATCTTTCTGTTATCTTTGGCAACAGTAAGTATGAATCATGTCATGTATCATATGACAAAGCATATTGGCATCGAATGTTTGATTGTATCAAAGAGTTCAATGGGTATGTCCAAAGGGATGAAGAACCTATTGGTTTCGGTGAGCCAATTGCTACTGAGATAAATCATATCCCAGTAGACCAGATGGTAGTTCGTGATGCATCTACAGATAATATGTTTGTAGATAGAGCAGCTACCTATATTAAGTATCATCAACAATCTATTCAGTTTGAGAACGCTAAGAAAGATCTCAAGAACATGATTAATGATGATGAGCGTGAGGTATACTGCGACCAGTTGCAACTAAAGCGCAGCAAGAACGGTGCAGTTAGAATTAATATAAGGAATAGAGTATGACTAATATGAAGATATGGGATCAGGTATCAACCTCAGATCCTGCGTTTCTAAGGAGAGTTGATTTTGGTCGTGGCTTTACAGCTATCGATGCGCACTCTCAGGTACAAAAAGCTACCGAAGTATTTGGTGCAGTAGGTGAAGGATGGGGGTATCATGTTGATACAAGCGTTCATACTTTGTCACCAAATGATACACTCATTATAGCTAATGTAAGTGTATGGCATGGATCACCAAGTAATGTGTATGGTCCTGTGTCTGGA